AAAGAACGTGTACTCCTCAAGTATTGGTGAGTAGTAACTGATTAAACCGTTACCCTCTGGATATGTAAATCCGTCATACTTTATTGGTTCACAACCCATTTGAGTCTTGTAGGTGTCAGGATATGCATGACTGTTACATATTACACCAATGTCTACTGTTCTGTCCGACTTTGTGTATTGTGGGTATGGTATTGCACTCATTCCCTCAAACTCTGCATAGTGGTCGTAGGTAACATCGTTGACACCATTAGCCATGTTGCTGTACGCTACTGATAGTACGGTGTTTTCCAACTTTTGTTGTGCATGACACTCTTGTATTGCCATTAGTAACTCTCCCATTTGACCTTGTATCTCCACATTGTTGTTAGCACCGTAGGTGTAACTAGATATGGTGAATGATCTCTCCTTTTGGATTGCTGCTGAGTTACCTAATCCTTGATTACATTGTTCTAAGGATTGTAGTAAATTCAACAGTACAGAGTCTTTGGCTTCTGCCTCACCTGAATCTAACTTTGCTTCAAGTTTTATGATTAACTTTTCGTTATCAGTTAGGGTTGGTATTACAATAGGTTCTACATATGTCAATCTGTCAAGTTCCTCTTGATATGTATCCTCACTTAGGTATTCCTTGAATTGCTCCAAGTCCTGTATAGTGAAGATTTCACGTTCCCCTTGCCAAGTACAATGATACAATATTGTTTCCTCATCATACCAGCATGAAGTACCATGTGACTCAAAAGGTACTTGAATCATTGCTTCTTCTGCGTATACTACTCCTGGAATAATTAAGAGTAATATTGCTGTTATTACATATTTCATTGTATAGTAAAAAAGTAAAGGGATATTTAATTGTTATCCCAGTATTTAAGATATGTTCCTGTATATGCTTTCCAGTTTTCGTATGCTGAATCACAAATATCAAAGTATGTTTTGATTATGTCTACCATACATTACCACTCAGAACCAGACTATTTAAGTGTTTTTGTTTCTGAATCGTCTCATGCCATATCTATGGTATGCTGTAGCACAAGGGCCATCACATAGGGATCTACCCATTCTGTATGATATTTTGCCACATATTTGACATACCTTTTTAGGACTCTGATTAAGTTGTCGCCTGCCAAAAAATCTTCTTAATTTAGGTTTATTTACTCGTGAATATTTATACCAGCAGGTATGACTACAGTATTTTCTTTGATTGCCTGTTAATTGTTTCTCACAAAAAAGACATTCCATGTAAGGTTTTGTCTTTATGTTTTGCATCCATTCCTTAGACTTTAGACAAAAAAGACAATATAACTTACTGGCACTAGACACCTGAGTATTACACATGATACAGTTATGTTTTTTGGTACTTCTACACCTACTACATCGTACCCTTTTAGTGTATATTTTATTATCACAGGTTTGATTACAACAGTCTCTATCCAATTCGTTTAACCTCCTTGCTCTTTAGATATTTAGATTTCATTCTGCAAGCGAGTTTACAGTAATCACATCGTATAGGCTTACCCTCTTTCCATTTTTCACAATTAGTACAGTAACTATGGGTTTTATAACCTGATGATTTACTACTCACTCCTTTAGGTGCTGTCATACTATGGTACTACTTGGTAGATAATAAAAAGGTTACTCTCGAACTTCCCAAGAGTCAGGTATGTTACAATGTTTAGTACAAATGTCCGTATATTCCACCTGGCATATTCTACAGAATATTGGCTTTCTTGGAGAACCTATCTTTTTCTCTCCATCATATTCCTTTGTAAGAATTTGAGTGATAACATCCAACTCTCTCATAAAGGCTTCAAAATCTTCCTCAAAGTCTATGTGAATACCAAGTTCATCCAGGATCTTATCAGAACATTCTACTGATATACCATGTGCTTGTTTCATTTCAGCTCCTCTAGCGACATCATTGTCTCCTGTACCCTTGTAGTAGGATACTATGACTAGTGCTTTCTCTCTATTGGATAACATGATTATGGTTATTATGATTTAGTATATATACCTTTTTTAGAGAGCTGTTATAGTATTTAAGTTTTAAAAACTTTCAAAAACAACAAAACGAAAAGAACAAAACTATGCGCATAAAAAGCGATACATATATATACTGAGGAAACATAGAGATACTGATACTACACATTAACATCATACAATATAACATACATAATACACACATTCCATATATCCCAAAATGTTTAGTATATAAACATAGCGCAAACTATGCGCATACTTTTACTAATCTCATTATGTAGTTTTCAAAAGTTTTGAAAGTTTATATAGTAGAACAGCAATACAAACATTTAAATATTAGTATACCTGAGTATATTCAGAGTGTCTTGGATTACCCTTAACGGTAGCCAACTTAACTCCGTTGTACCAAGTCGGTATACAAGAGGAGACGTAACTTCCTCTTAGAAACCTTTTTTAACTATGAATTAATCAAAGATACCATGACCAAAAGACTTATATGTAAAAATTGTGGATCTGATAATCACTTTGGTAATATGAACTGTAAGGATTGTGAACAGTACCTTGACTAGAACAAGAGGCCCAGAGTTATCAAAAGACTTTAAGAATTACATATTCAACCAATGGATGTTCTTTGGCAAGAACGCATACCAGATTACTGAAGGTATAAACAAGGATACTAAACTAATGTCACAGTTTGGAAAGACAACACCAGCAGGAGTACACTATCATATCAAAAACATAGAGAAAGACCTTGAGGATACCATATCTGAAGATGCTATGGATACCTATATCGGGGAGTTTATTCGTGCAAGAACAGGCTTTGAGAATGATGTAGCAGATGTTGAGGATCTAATGGTGCATGAAAAGGACAAGGGCTTGGATGATATGGATAAGGAGTTATACCTTAAGTTAAGTAGGTTTAGACACGAGATTAAACTGGATTCATTTAAAATGTTACAGGATTCTGCATTACCATTACAGGTCAAGAAACTTAAAATGGAACGTAACAAGTTACGACCACAAAAACCTGTTGCAGAGGTAATACATAAGGTAGAGGAAGATGGCGAAGGGTCTAGCGAGTAGGGATACACATCAGATTCTTGCAGATGCAGCAAGTAGAGATATTCCTATTGTACCTGAGGTATTCTGGTGTAAGGACTCACTTAGTACAGTAGATCATTGTTGTTTTTGGCATTACATATTCTATCCAAATGGTGGCCCTGAAAGAGACGGAATATATCACCCTTGTTATGACTATGAAAATCAGATACTAGATAAAATGCAGATGGAATTACCTGATGATCAAAGGACTAATCCCTGTAAACAATTCTGCGTATACAAGGCAACAGGATTAGGACTTACAGAGTTTATCTTACTATGGATACTATGGAAATGCTTTACTGATCCATATTTCCAGGACAAAGAGGCTATGGTAATTACTGGCCCAAATGTTGATTTGGCACAGGACTTGATAAGGAGATCCAAAGCCTTTTTAACTAAGAGAGGACTAGGATACGTAGATCATGGAGCATACGAAATGGATGTCAACGGAGGAAGAATTAAGTGTTATCCGTCAAACAATATCCATTCAGCAAGAGGTAAACCAAAGGTTAGTCTCTTTTTTGGAGATGAAGCAGCGTTCTTCAAAATTCGAGATGATAACATTGTTAGAACAGTCGGAGAGAGATATATTGGAAAGTCAGATTCTTGGGTTATTTGGGTATCTACAGCAGGAGAGGAACCATCAGGCTTTTTTTACGACATTATGTCAGAGCCTACCAAAGGAGCAGAGAAAACAATATACGAAAGATTCCATTTTTATGTTGAAGCAGGTCTTAAAGTCGATCCGAAAACTAAAACTTCAATCTTTTCGAAAACCTTTATAGACAAAGCATCAGAAGCACGTTCCTTTGAGAGAGAGTATCTAGGTGTATGGGGTAAGAATGTAGGGGATATATTCTCACCAGAGGGAATTGAGTTATGTACAAAGGAGGAGTACAACTGGCAAGATGCAGATAACACAAACGACAGGGTGATAGGAATTGATCCTGGATTTGGTTCATCAGAATTTGGCATATGTGTAATACAAAAAAGGAAAGGAAAGAAAAGCATCATCTATGCTGAGGCATTTGAAAGGGCTTCCTACATTGATACGGTAAACAAGATTAAAGAGTTATCACAAAGATTCCAGACCAAAAGGATATTTTGTGATTCTGCATGGCCTGAAGGGATAAGAGATCTTAGGGATAAATATAGCATGAACGTACAATCAATAGCATTTAATCAGTATGGAGAGAAGATGTTAAATTATGCAGCACACCATATAGACTTTCAGAAGGTAGAGATTCACCCAAGATTCAAGAAACTCAAATCACAACTAATGACTATAAAGTTCAACAAGAAAGGTGGAACGGATAAAACTAGACAGAATCCCTTTGATCTTGGAGATGCTTTTCTGCTTGCTTTGTATTACTATAAGATGGGGTCAGGTACGATGGCAGGGATCGGTTAGATTTCTTCTTTGGAGTTAAATCTACAATAAATGCCTTATGATCTCCAATGGTCATTATAGGTGTGATGCCATTCATTAACGCAATGAACAGTATAACGTTAGGATCAGCATTTTTACGTAACATATTCATACATATCTCATCAGGGTAATGCATAGGCCAAGTAACAACCTCGTATAAGTGTAATTTCTGTAATTCGTCTAATTGTTTGTTTCTAACAATGGGATACTCTGGAGCTGGTGTGTGCTTTGCAAGCATCACTTCTTTATTAACCACAAGCTATATAAACTTTAATGTCACTTTATCTGAATTTGGATCAAAAGACTTGGGTACAGGAGGACTATACAGATAGTTCAGTATATGACTTATCGGGTACTGTTTATAGAGACAATACCTTCACGACAGCAGAAACATCACTAAACACATTCACAGGTACATTCAGATTGTTAGGACAAGAGGGAAAACCACTTTTCTCTACTCAAACAGGACTTACATTAAACGCAGATGGTACATTTACCATGACATTCGCACAGGGAAAGACTCCAACCATGTCAGGAAATACAAAAGTTAGGATATTATTAGAAAAAACAGGTAGCAGACTCACAGCAGTAGGGGTCAATGGCTCTGATGAGTTATATCTAGAGTGGGATTAGTAACACTTTTATTATCGTTTAGTATATTATAATCATAGACTTGAGAGTACCTTTATTATCTTGTGGGTTTTATTGGGGCTTTTACTCTCAAGTCATATAAAGGCTAGATCTGCGAATAACCAATAGCAGCAAGGTGATTTGTTTACCTCATTGATGCCTTTTTACTTCCTATGATACTAGAATACTACAAAATACTATGGTTTCTCCTATTATTAGAGGAAATGGCGATGTTATTATGCCAAAAGGAGCAGTTTTACCTAAAAATACCTCAAATGATGTACCATATGAGGGTTCTATCAAGGTAATTGAGTCATTTAACCCTAAAAGTGAGATAAATGTATCAGATTATGAGTCAGAACTATCACCAGACAGACCATTTATTGAAACTTTGGATGCAGTAAACAAAGATCCTAGATTAAACTTATCAAATGAAACATATATCCAAATGATACTCGGAAAAGGACTCAGAGTAACTGCAAAAAAAGAATCCGTAGCAGATATGGTAATGGAGTGGTTAGATACGATAAATTTTCACGAAACACTAGAGGATGGGTTGTACAGTTACGTTGGAGTAGGAAATCTGATATATGAGAAAGATCCAACAGGTTCAGAGTTCTTAGAGATACCAATACAAACAATTTCAAGCATAGTTAGGGATAAGAGAGGCAATATTGCATATTATCTACAACACGTAAACAATAAGGATATTAAATTAAAACCACAAGACGTTATTCACTTTAAACTAACCAATGTAGCAAGAGAGCCATTTGGTAGAGGATTACACCATTCCGTATTAGCAGATTATACAGATCCTAGATCAGGAGACATCTATGACTCACCATTAATCCAGATGAAGAAGATGGAACACGCAATGCCTGAGATATTCCATTCTTATGCTAGTCCGTTAATGATGTTTCAATTTGAAGATGCTGGAGAACAGTTCATCAAGACTCAAGCAGATGCTTTAAAGAAAGCCAAACCAGGAATGAAGATAGTTACAGATAAACCATTTAAAGTAGAAACATTTGAGGTTAATGGTAATGCCAAGTTTGACGGTTACATTGAACACATTCAAAGGGATTTAATAGAACCTGGATCTAAATTCCCCCTCCAATTCTTCAACGCAGGTTTCACAGCAAGGGCAGCATCAGAGTCAACTGACAGCGTATTGACTAGAAAGGTCAAAAGGATACAGGAGAGACTTGCAAACCAAATCAAGATCTTCTGTATTCTACCTTACCTTAAAAAGAGAGGTAAGAACGTCAAATCAAAGGACATTCAGGTATTCTTTGAGTCTCCACAAAAACAAGAGGCAAGTATTACTGATATTATTACCACATTCAGAGACAACGGTATCAGAAGATCCGAACTAAGACAATGGCTCATATCTAACACTAACATACCTGTGAATCAAGACGATATGGAAGATGAAGCACCAATCACCTCTGTAACACCTACAAATCAACTCCAAGACAATAGAGACAAAGAACCCGAACAAATAACTTCCATTAAAGACAAAGATACTAATGAAAAACTGTTAGAGATGGTAAATTTACGAGAAGAACTTGATAGAGTGGAAAAAAGAAAGAATACTGAGGAGATAATGAATTTCATAAGAGGTCTTAAAGATGATTAGAATATTTACAGATAGAGAGACACAAACAGTAGTAGAATCTCTAGATCTAGGAAGGGTATCTCTAGGAGAGACTATCAAATATACAATGTTTATCAAAAATACAGATACAGAGTGGCCAGTACATAATGTTAAAATTGAAAATACTAATCCCGAACTAAGATTTGAAGTACCAGAGATGTTAAAGGCAGACGAAGTAAAGGAGGTACACGTGTTTTGGACTCCTAAATTGGATTCCAGACGACCATTGAGAACAGAGTTTAAGTTCTCAGGTGACACGTATATTGGCTAATGGCATATGCATATCAAAATTACTCAGACGATTATAATCTAACATACATACCAACTGAAGGGGGAAGCACTCCAGGAAAGAAAATACTTCAATTCCCAGAGGTAAATCATATTCAGGGAGTAATAAGAGTAAGAGGAAATACAAGACTACCACAGGATATGCAAGTTATAACACTTGAGGCAAGTATATCGAAGAATCAGGATCTTTCGATACATTACAAGGGAGTAGTACAAGACAAAGGGCAGCAAATAATAGAAGGGCAGAAATCAAGATCATTATTATCTTCCAAGACTATCCTTATAGGCTCTAAAATAAAATCTATATCTGAAAGTGTAGAGATAAAAGGCAAAAAGGATTACATTGTATTAATTGATAAAATAAAACAATTAGTAAATGAGAATTTATAATGATTATTGATGAAAGAAAAATAAAACGATTAGCCTATAATTGGGGAGAAGAATTTAATAAGGTTGTGAATAAATTTGGTTACAATCCAGACATTAACGGAACTCATGAAGATATATGGACAACAGGAGGAACATTAACTAGATTATCCAGTGCAGAGACTATGAGTGTTGTATCTACATCAACAGCAGATGATACAGGAGGAACAGGGGCCATAACAATACAAATAGAAGGCATAGATAATAATTGGGATATTTTAAATGAGTCAGTTACTCTTAATGGAACAGGAGCAGTAACCACTACAGGCTCTTTTCTTAGAATAAATAGAATGTTTATTACATCATCAGGATCAGGACAAACAAATGCAGGTAAAATAACTGCATCATCAGCAGGAACAGTACAGGCAGCCATTGAAATTGGTTCAGGACAAACAGAAAAAACTCAATATGCAGTTCCAAGAAATTATCGAGTCATTTTTACGGAGTTACAAGTTAATACAAATGATAATGCAGGATTGGAAGGGTTGTTTGTAATGAATGAAAACAATAAAGGCTGGAGAATCAAAAGAAGGATATTTTTTACAGCAGGAGATGTTAGAATCAGTATGTATGGAGAATATGCAGATGAGAAAACAGACGTTAAAGTTACTGCTAAAAGTTTAACAGGTTCAAATAAACTTGTTGCTGCTGATTATACATTTTATTTAATGCGTAAGCACTCATAGTTAAATACTTCTCTATATCTTTTTAAAGTCAAAACAACATATGGCCAGTAGAATCGCAGGCATTGCTTTGATGCCTAGAGAATCACGTAATGGGGTATTTTATGACGTAGAGGAGTTAAAGAAATTTGACGGTAAACAAGTACCATTAAGGGTAGAACATAATCAAGATTCACATATAGGAGAGGTTACATTTAGTTTTGATCAAGAAAAATCACAGGTAAGATATGAAGCAACAGTATTTGACTCTGAATGGCAAGGTATATTGGAAAACGAACAGTTCCAAGTATCAATAGGAGCATCTGTTCTAGAACAAAGACAACTATGTGATGCTATGAGGGCAAAGTGTTTAAATGCACCTGTATTAAATGAAATATTAGAATTATCAGTAGTAAGAACACCAGGAATACCAGAATCCACACTTACAGTAATAGAGAATCATAATGCTCAGTATATTAAAGTATTAAACGAGGATGAACCCCCAGTTAGTTCATTTGGTGGATTTGTTGATCCTATTAGGTTACGATCTGAAATTGCAGATAACATCAGAAACAAAAATGCAGATTTAGAATCAGAAGAAATAGACAGAAAGGCACTAGAAATACTAGGAGCATTAGAAGTATCATTTATGAAATTAATAGCACCTCCAGTACAGGTACAACCAGCACAACCTCAAGCACCAATGGCAGATGAGCCAATTACTTCCATTAAAGACAATATCCAAAATCAATCTATGACAGACGACATTAAATCTGAAAAGATTGTAAATGATGTCGAGGAAAAAGTCAAAGTAACTATCGAAACCGATGGTGAAGTTGAAGTAGCAAAATCAGCAGAAGCAACTCCTGCAAAGGAAGAAGCTCCAGTTGAGGCTACTGAAAACATTGCAGAACGAATTGAAAAGTCAAATGACAAAACTCTCAAAGCAGTTATCGAAACTGTCAAAGATGCTTGGACACCAAAATCCGAAGTAGCAGAAACATCACAACCACAAGGTTATGTTGAAGAAGCATATACTGAAGAAAGTGCCAAACAATTCTTAGACAAAGTATTCGAGACAGGCTATGGTAGAATGGTTATTGACAAAGAGGGATGGATTGAATCCAATACAGGTTTAGAACAACCAAATGGTAATGGATCAGTTCACGAAGCAGTTTCTACTTCTGGAACTATTTCAGGTGTAAAACAAGCTAGTAACATCTCTATTCAATTAGGTTCAAAAACTGCAAAACCTGTAAGACAGTTTGGTAAATTCCAAGCAATCCCAACAGGACAAAATACTGCAAGATTCTACAGAATCACAGTACCAGATGCAGGAGCAATTACTGAATCCACAAGTACCGATATTACAGCAACAACTCACACCCTAACAAGCATTGACGTAACTTGTTCCGTTAGAGGTTGGAGACAAACAGTTTTGAAATCAGAACTAGAGGACTATCCAGGAAGTTTCCTTAACGCATTAAGAGAAACTGCAAGATTGGAAGCCATTAGAGATGAACACAAACTTATTGTCGAAGATTTAGCAGGAACAGATCACGACTACGGTGGCGTTACTACAGCACCATACCACATTAGTGGAACAGATGGTTCAGCAGTTGGCGACACAGCAGCAGAAGATGCAACTGTAGAGTTTGACGAAGATGGTATAACCTTTGCAAAAAGATACCTTGAAGAATTAGGACAAGATACCTCACCAGGAAAACTTGTAGCTTTCATTAGCCCAAGAGCATTTGAAAGTCTAATTACTAGTTCAAGTCTATCTGAATACACCATGATTGGTAATGCAGGTATTACAAGACTCGGACAACTTGAAAGATTATATGGTGTAGACATTGTTGTATCCAATGAAATCAAATCCGATGTAAGCAACTCATACAGAAACTTAGTTTGTGTAAAAGGTGCAGCATGGGGTCTATGTTCACAACGTAACATGGAGATAGAGTTCCAAAAACAAATCGCAGGTCAATACTGGGATATTGTATGGACTCACAGAATTGGTGTAGATATCCTCGATCCAAACACTTATGTTATTGTCTCATCCAAACAAGATTAGACACTAATATTTTTTATTTTTTTACTTCTATATAGCCTAATTTTATACATATTTTTATGGAAGATAACTTGTTTATTGAGCGTATCTTCGAGAAACTTGACAAAATGGAGGATAGATTAAATGATATGTGTAATAGGGTTACTGAATTAGAAACTATACAAAGAGTAACTAAAGAGAAATTCAATCAATTAATGGCAGTAATAGGTACTGTAGGCGTACTAGTAGGCATTATGACCTACTTATTCTAAAAAGTTTTATATACTATACCAAATGGAATGGAATATGGCATTAGGAAATCTAAGATACTATGCTCTAGCAGCATATACAGGACTTGTCGCCCTATGGACTTACAATGGTCAGATAGAATTAACTGAAGGTACAGCACTTGCTTTATTAGCACCTGTAGCAGTTGTAATTGGTGCAGACTATCTCAAGCACAAAAACGACAAAACACAATAGGTTTTTTATCCTATTTTCTTTATTTTTTATTATGATACACTTTCACACTAAAAATTTAAACAAGAGGCTATACAAGGGAATGATACGAAACATACTATTACATCTTGGAACTCAATATACGCATAGATGGCTAACAAAATGGGATATTCATATATGGGGATTAGAAGATACAAATCCTCTATTCTTTGAGCATTTTAAAACCACCTCAGGACAGAAGATCAACACAGATATGGCTTCTGGAGTGTGTGGTAAGTACAGAATAGATCTATACCTTAGGGATTCAGATAACTCATTTGTTACCAGATCAAATAGTGATAGGGTACAGCACGAGTTATGTCATGCCAAACTGTATGGAACACCTGACTTTGTATCAGGAGTACATGATAATCTGGATAACAGGTTTCTCATATCATTTTGGTATTGGAATAAATTTAGATGGTCAAAACTACAATTATCAATCATAGATATACGACCATTGTTTGTTACTAACAAAAAGTTATAGGCCCATATTGGACACTATATAATCAAACTCACTTGTAAAATTAGAGTCATTTTTATCCCTTTTTACCGTAACTGTACCGTAATTTGAGGTACTTGAAACGTGTAAATTCTCTAGATATTTATTTGCCTGTCTAAACCATTGTAAATTCAACGGTATCTGTAAAATTTGTGACACATTACTTCTTTATGTACTATTCTATATAACAATTATTATGACAAAATACGGATCTACCGATGAGATCGAAAAATTAGCATGGGGAGGAACCAAATCAGCAACTCCAGGAGTAGTAACTACCATACAAAATACTATTACATCATTAATTAATCTTGTATTGAATCGTAATTCTGATTTTACTACGGTTCCAACAGCAGTAGATTCTGTGGCAAACTTGATGGGATCTGAGATGTTACGTAATTTAGGAAAAAGAACAGAGTTGTCTACAGCACAGATAGTAGATGAAATTAATGTATTATTAAAATCATATATGGCTCAAGCACCTCAAGACCAAACACGATGGGGTAATGTGTTTTACATTTGACCATTACATTCACTAATCTATCAGGTACTAGAGAGAATCTTGATAAGACAATAGCAGATTTAATATCAGATAACTGGACAGCATCAAACATTACAGGAACCATAACTCCAGTATTCAGTTCAGATACAGATGAACCTGACCAACTAGCAAGACCTGATGGATCATATATCAATGAGGTCAGAGTTAATTATTCCTCAAGAATGAGATATCAAACAGATGATTTTGATGTTAATGGAGATGATAAACACGCTTGGGTATGTACTTGTTTTATTGAAATTCAAGGAGAATCATTACAGATTCTATTAGAGTTAGAAGATGAGGTACATCGTATCCTATGGGAGAACAGACCAAATGGAGCAACTCGATTAAACAAGAGTGATTCAACAGCAAGTGAAGTGGCTTTCTTTGAGGATTCTGAACCAGAGTTTGAACGCTTAGAACCAGAGGAAGAAGTAGATCAGACACCTACATCACAAGCAGAGTTAAAGATGGTTTACTTTAAGATTAAGACATAATACTTCTTTATATCAAATTTATTAAAACTTAATGCATGGCAGTTTCAGCACATAATGTAACAACTAAACGAGATATAGTAAAAGAACTTCAATTTGTAACAGAAGGAGATTCAGTATCAGATGCATCATTATACGGAGTAACTCCAACATCTTCAACATTTGCACTAGCAGGTAACAACACCGAAATTAACATTCAACCAGATGTTCAACATATGGATGTCTCAGTATTAGGATCAGAAGATGTTATTGATGCAGTAAAAACACAATCTCTATACGCATTTACACTTAGAAATAATCCAATTAATTTAGACCTATGGAAATATTTATGGAATAGTTCTGGTACAGGAGCAAGCAGTCCAGATTCTTCACTATCCTTTACATACTCATATAACTTAAACGGTACAGAATATTACCAACATATGAGAGGTTGCAGACCAACTTCAGGAACCCTATCAGTATCAAGAGGTATGTGGGATCAAAGTTTAACATTTATTGCAAAAGATATTACAGTACCAGCAACGTCAACAGGTGACGGTGGAACTCCAGTTTATACAAGTACAGAAACAACATCTTCACCAATCGTTCACTCTGATGGTGGAGGAAGTCCATTAACTTGGAATAGTGTAGGATATGGAGAGAGATCATTTAGTACCACAGTTACAAGAAACATGGCAGTAATGGCAGTTAATGGTGAAACAGATATTACTTATACAAAAGCAACTGACAGAGGAATAACATTTACAGCAGATGTCTTTGCAGGAACAGCAAGCAATGAAACCACCCTTTATACTGACTATGAAGGTAAAACAGCACGAGCAGCAAGTTATAAATTTAACTCTACTGGCCCTGTAACACTAACATA